CTTTTAGAATCTTAGCTCTCCAGTTACTTCCATTATTGATTTCTTTACCAGCTAATGCAGAAAGTTCTGTTGAAGTTACTGACGTTGAACCAAGATCAACACCAATACTTCTAATACTTGAATCATATGTCGTATAACCTCCTAAAACACGGTCACCTTCTTTAAACACATGACGGCCAAACTTATCAATCTGATCTTGAATATTAGATTGAAGCTGATTAAGTTCTCTTACTTGAACGCTCCTACCTGGACGAAATAAGATACGCAAATACTTATCGTCTTGATCGAAATCATCAAAATACGGAGCGTCAGAATATGTGGTGATTGCCATAAAGTTTATTTATTATAATTGAATGATGATCTTCACCTCTTCAGTTTGTGAAGAACCTCGAGAAAATGGTGTTCTATTTTCGTGGAAAATAACTTCTCCGTTCGTTATACTACCAGATGGTGGAGAATCATATGCATTGTACTCAGGTCTATTATAACCTGTGGAATCAGTAGTACCAATAGCATTAGATGCTTCAGTGACTGCAGTCGAAGCAGGAGGATTTATAAAGTTTACATCAGCATTAGAATTTTGATGATAGTAAAGTTTATTAGAAGAGGAATCATAATAATCAAAATAAAATTTTGATGACCCACATGTAAGAACATCACCTTGAGAAAGATTATTAATGTTTGATGTATTTGGTGATGTTAGAACAACATACTTAAGAGCATCTAAAACACCAAGAGTAGTATCTCCGCTATCGGCTTCTCGGTCGAAGTTCTTCAAAAGAGATACTTGTCTAAAATCAACAATTGCAGAATCATTATCGCTTTCTGAATTTTCAAAATTAACATTTATACCAACAAACCAAGTTGGAAGAATGTTAATTGCATTAGCGGCAAAACCATCGACAGGAGCAACTGTTGTGTAAGCTTTTGCTCCACTTCCTCCACCACCACTAAATGAAACTGTCACATATTTAATACGCTCATTTACAGTTGATGTTAAATAATCACTAGCATCAGTTGACCAATAACTCTCTGATCCAAGAGTATCCGGATTTTCACCAGCATTTTCAAGGTCGATACGTGTAACAACGCCTCCTTCTACAATAGCTCTAGCTATAACATTAAACGCTGTAACTGCTTGAGTTCCGTCATATTTAACTGCTATTAATGATACTGACGGAGCAGAAGTATATCCGCTTCCACCATCAACGATACCAATATGGCTAATAAGCCCTCCAGTTCTTTGTTTCTCAGAATCAGACACTGTGGGTGAACCATTAATAGGAACAAATTGATTAGTTGTAAGAGGATCATTTGAATCGATGTCAGCAACATGAGCCCAGACATACCCTTGAGCATCACCACTAGAACTAATTCCGTAATTATTAGCAGCAGATGGAGCTGTGGTTGAAGCAGCGACTGAAGTAAAATCTGCAGAAGTTGCAGTATTAGAAAGACAAAGATAAACTTTATTGTTATACGTTACTGCACAAGGATAAAACTCTCCTGTAGTATAAAACATATCATCATCAGCTTCATCGTAAACTTTATATTTTCTGCCAGAAGTCCAAGGGTTTTTTGCGATAAGTTGTTTAACTCCATTTTGTGGAACATCTTTTAATGTTGAAAGGTTAGAAATCACATCATGGTCTTCTTTGATAGTTCCCTGTGGAGTTGGAACAACAAATCCGCTATCTCCTTCACTAGCACCTCCACTATTATCTTCCCACGGATCAGACTTACCTAAACCAATGGAATAACGATTGTTACCTCTAAATGGCCAGGTACTCTCGTTTGAGTTTCCAGGTGGTGAATCAAAATTAGAATCAGCTGATGCTTTAATATCGTTTACTAAAAGTTTCGCTTGATTTCTTCGAAAATCGTCTGTAATAATTGCAGGCATAATTGTTTTTCTTTAAAGTTATTTATAATGTTTTTTAACAGTATTTTTTAATTAGTCAATAATAGTAGCAGGTTGAGGAGCTTCTTCAGCTTCAAGTCTATTTGCTTCGTATTCTTGTTGATATTCATTGATGAGCACTGAAAGAGGTTCCTGAAGAATATTCAAATTAGAAAGTTCTGCTGGATCATCCCAAAAACCTCGTTCATAATATTGTTCAGCGTTAATCTGATTTGACCAATTTGTCGTCACAGATTGCAACTTCGTTTTAATATTAATTACGCGATCTAATGTCGATTCATTCGGATCGCTCGGAGTATCATAATAATTTTCAGCAACTGAAATGATAAGCTCATTAATATATGTCGATAACCAACCAGGCTGGTATTTTGGTGTGTGTGATCCTTCATATGAATCGATCCCACGAAGTCTAGGAGGTCTTAAAGATGCAAACCACGCTTCGCTATCATCAGGCGTTTGTTCATATGTTTCAAGTCGATCCCATCGACTTCGCGAAATTGATGTTATACTTACTAATGCAAAAAACTTCATTCCTGCAGGATGAACTAATCGGGAGAATGAGTTTTCCCACTTTGAAGCTTCAACAGTAGTTCTAATTTGATAACTGAAATCTTGCCAAAAATCTGAATCTTGTATTTTATCACTACCTGAAAGAAACCCCGAAGACTTTGTGTAATCAGAAGACTCTTCGCTATAAGTTCCTGCTGAAAGTTTTAATAGATTATCACCAGGGTAGTATACATCAATCAATGAATTAAACATTATTTGAAAGAATACACTAACACTTTCTGGTGTACCTTTTATTCGATAATAATGAATAATTCTTTTATATAATATATTTCTATCAATAACATTTGAATTAGGAACAATTTTAGCAATTTCACCTTGAATAGCATCTAAGTATTTTTCAGATGTTACATCAATATCATTCTCATCAATGATGTGATTAATCTCATACGATGCATAACCTTCGCGATTTAAATAACCATAATATTCCTCCATGAAGGAAATAAGATTTGCTGCAGAATCACGAAGATATTGCGGAACTAATTCTCTTACCTTTTCTCTTTCGTGATTAGGAGGTCTATAATTGGCTATTGACGTATGCATTATTTCTCACGAGGTGTTGTTACATAATTGCTTGCTCCTGCAGACCCGCGGGTTGCGACTGTATCAATTGTTGAAGTGATTTTAGTGTTAATTAAATCGATTTCAATAATTTGATTTCTTTTCGGAGCAATATCATTTGAGTCTGGTCGTGCAAACACTGAGATAGTAGTATTAGAACTAATGTCGAAATCGTAAATTTCAATAATACCTGTTGAGGTATTGACAGTTCCTACATTTCTCTCATCGACAATTTCAATACCATTGCTACTCAGTGTGTATCGATAGATATTTCTAATATTGGCTGTTGACGATTCTTCATCCTTTAAGTAGTATGTGATACCGTCATAAACAAAACCGCTTGTTGAGATAAGAGATTCTGTTGGATCAGCGGGTGTTTCAAGTGGGAAATTAAATTCCAACTTATATGTCGTAGTATTATTCGTTGTTGCGGTAAATTTCTTAAGACAATAGACACGAGCATATGTACTAATAATCGCAGGATCTAGATCTGTTATATATTCTAAAAATTGTGAATAACGGAACACACCATCAAAAGTTTCAAGATAATCATCGCTAAAGCTTGATACGCCGCTTTCTACTAAAGATGAAATGCCACCGGAAGCTCTATTTGTAAGAGCAGAATTGTAATTGACAAATACTTCAAAATACAAATACGTAAATTCAGGATCTATAATTTTTGGTCTGACTGTAAGAATACCTTTTGCATCTAAGATAGGAAGCAGTTTATCTTTTTCTTCTTGTGTTAGAGTATTTGCATTGTTTGGTTTAGCTGAGATAAACACCTTTCCATATTCAGGAGGATCATTATCTTCACCTCCCCAAACAGATATCGATTCTGCAGTTGAGTTTGAACGAACTAATGTTTTATAGTCATCAGTTGTAACAGCTCTGTTTTGTGAAAGAAATTGGAGAGGAGCATTTGATCGAATGCTTTCCATTGTTTCTTTACTACCTCCACCTGAAGATGATGAAGAATTTTCAGTAGTAATCGTAGGAGTTGAAGCATTAAACAATGTATCACTTGTAGTAAATACTGATAGTCCGTTTGCTGCAGCACCTTTTGTCGAAAGATATTTGATTTGAACAAGTGCACCTGGAAGTGGTTTCTTACCAAGTACACCATCACCGAAAGAGATTTCAAAGCGACCATTTGGATTTTCGTTAATGAAGTAAAGTGTTGAGTTACCGTCAATCCCAGGAAGTTCAGAAAATTGAGTATAGATTTCTTTTTGTGTCGACGAAACAGAATCAAATACACTTACAACAATCTTTGAACGATCAACGGAAGCATCTGGAATTTCAAACTTAAGATTTGTTACTTTATCATCAAAGAGGTATTCTTTAGTTTTGATCGTACCTTGATATACAGTAAATTTTTCAGGATCGGATGCTTCTTCAAATGTAACAAAGGTATATTTTTCGTTGTTTAAAGTGTC